TTTCCGTTATCAGAGAACTTTACAAGCGACTGATAAGTATCTTTTATTTTATTTCCTGAAAGTGTAGCCATTATTCAAAACAAGTTGGTTGTGAATCAATATGTAAAGTACTCTCGTTTGCTGTATCGCCAAAATTAGTGCTACAGTATATCTCTGCCCAATTTATTGTGTTTGCCATTATCTTTCTTTTTTAAATAAGTTAATAATTTTTTTACGTTAACCTCTTTAGGTTTGTAATTCTTTTTTATAATACCCATCCGTGAAATCCTGTATCTTTATCTGGGTAAATATCTTGATTAGAATTACTATAATATTCATCAAATTTAGATGGTGCATTATAAGTCATATAATCTATAAATCTTTGAGCATAATACTCAGCAAAATCTCTTTCCTTTTGAATTAAGAAATCTATTTCTTCTTTATTAGCTATCTGACTGTTTTCAGAGTTATGCTTATATACACCTCCATTTGATATAGAATAAGCAGCAAATGGTAAGTATTCTACCATAGCAAAGTGTATAAGCATAGGCTGTATGTAATCATTTACTAAATCTAAATAATCACCAGTTAATGTTCCTGCTATTATATCGGCACTAATTTTATCGTATAAATCTGTGCCTAAATAATTTTGTACATGAATTTCTTGTGCCAAACTAATAAACTGTATAAATTTATCTGTATCTACATTTGAATTTAATGCAGTGTTTTTAACTAAATCTGACCTTTTTATAAATAGTGCTGTTGCCATTATTCTTCTATATTTATGGATTCTTCTTCTATTACTTCACTATCCTCTTTCTTTATACCTGTTTCTTTTTCTATCTCTGCATCTGTAATAGCATTAGTTAGGTCAGTAAATTCTAAAGGTTGTAGTGTTTTAAAGTATATATCTAATTCGATTCCGTTATACATTAATACTTTTTCTAATTCGTCTAATATGGTAACTTGCATTGGTCTTATAACTGTATTATCCATAAGTAAAGATGCTGTTTGTAATTCTTCAGCATTATTACCTAGTCCAGTATTGTCTTTTATACCAACAAGCATTGGTGATACAATTCTGTGAGATACCATAACTTTTCTCATAGATTCATCACTCAAGAATTTATATTGCTCATGTGCATCACTTAGTATAACTGGCTCAATACTTGCAGACAGTTCTTTGCTATCGTTAAATGCCAATATAAATCTACCAGCATTAGAAGACCCACTGAACTTTTCTTGAATGTTTTGCTCAATCAAACTTCTCTGTTCTTCTGTAGGAACACCATTATTAAAGTTTATAAGCATACTTGGTGCAAGACCATTCTGTATATTGTTTATATGATAGTTCGCTATCTCTTCTTCTAATTCGGCATATTGTAAACCTCCCTGATAATCTACTGGTGAATAATAATAAAACCCAGCTCTATAAGGTTTAATATATAATATTTCTAATCCTGAATTACTTGTGCCAAAAGCAGGTATTCTTTTAGGTTGACTTTTAAAAGTAACCTCTGACCAGTCTTTAGCATAGTAATAACCCTGTATTTCACCCTTGTTATTTGCCTTCTCTGCCCTTAACGTCTCTACAGGTATATGTTCTACTTGCACAATCTTTTTTCTATCCTTAGAATAGATTATTTGAATTGCAGCTTGACCCATCATTTTATAGTCGTAGCATACTTTTTTCATACAAGATTTAGTAAAGAGTTCTTTCATTTCTATATAGTCAGCTTCTTTCTCTTTACTATCAACAGCATCTATTCCTTTACCGTATATCATTTCTGCTATACCGTTTATAGCAGCATTATTTGTAGGACTGCCATTATATCTGTCTATTAAATAACTAAAATAATTATTATCATCTCCATATTCTACCCAGTCTCTATTGTATTGCTCTTTTATTTCAGGTCTCGTATAAGATGACATATTGACTATATGTATCTTTCCTTTTTCAGCTTTTGGCAAAGGTTTACTATTATATCTTTTTCTTGCCATTTTATTTACTTTTTTCATATTATTACAAAATCGTTATCGTATGTGTTTTCTGTAGTGTATTCTCCAGAATGTACATCAAAGGTATTAAAATTAGTTTGGTCTGTGCAAAAAATAGAGCCTCTATATATAATTACAGAACCATTTTTTATGGCAAATGAATAAAATCTGCCTTCAACTAAAGAAAAACTACCTGTAACAGTCATATAACCATTTGAATTAGATACAGAAACAGAAACGGCACTTGCAGTCCTTTTAGATTTATCAGTTAGTTCAAACGTTACTGAGCTTTCTGCACTTCTAGGAATTACCTTAAAACTCTGAGCGTCTGTTGATGTTGTTAATATTACCATATTATAAGTAACAAAATATCTTTAATTTGTTTTCATAAAAAAAGGGATACCGAAGCATCCCTTAATTTAACCCAATTAAATTTAGTTATTATGAATTAGTACCTTCTGTAATAGTTACAGTTCCTGATAATCCAGCAAATTCACTGAATGGGAACGTAGCAGCAGTGCTATCAACACTCATAAAGTTAGCTGGTTTTCTTTCCATGCCACTTAATGTTAATGTGTATCCGCTTAAATCTCCCATAGCAGCTCCAGTAACCACTGTTCCACCAGAAACATCAGCTCCATGCTCTAATCCCATCAAAAACACATTTCCGTTGTAATCTTCAACAGCAACATGAGGTCTTCCATAAGCTAATAATTTTAGCTCCTTATTATCCTCTTTTGATAATTTATGTAACGTTAAATTTAATGTTTGTTCAAAGAACGTTGTTCCGTTTTCTCTTGATGATGTAATGTTTTGTTCAAAAGACGAGTTTCCTTTAACTTCATACTTATATGCTGTTAAATTGTTACTGCCGTCTCCTGTCATATTAGTAACTTCGTCATCTGTTTCACTAACAGTTCCTAAGTCTCCAAAGTCAACAAAATATATATTTTTAATACCACCAACTACATCTTTACAAGGTTCTTTTCTACCTATATTTAGTCCACAAGCCATAGTTTATTATTTTTTATAAAAAAAGGGTAAGCAGGCATCTACCTACCTACCCTAATTTTTGGTTAATTTAATTTATTAAGAATATAGTACAATATCAGACCCTATTCCGTACTGAACACCAGCAGTAAATCTCATAACAACTCTTACGTTTTGAGAACCATCTAGGTCAGCCATATCAATTAACTTAACTTCGTTGTGGTCAGATAAAAGACCTGTTCCGAAGAATAAGTTAGATTTTTCAGCAGCAACAGCTTTGTTGTCACCAAGTCCGTTAGCAACAAATAATTTTACACCATCAAAAGATAATGCTCCATTTTGCCACCACATAGTACCTTGATTAGATACACCGTTAGCTCCAATACTAGATACGTTTTCAGTTCCAGCAGCATTTTCTAAGATTCCAAATCCTCCTAGTGCTCTTACATAAGCTCTAGCAATGTTTTGAGATACATAGATGTATAAGTCTTCTTTTCCGTATAAAGCAGAAGGAATAGCGTCAACTATTTTTCCTAGCTCTGCAATTACGTTAGCAGAAGTTACAGTTCCAGCAGCAACGTCAATAATATCTCCGTCAGCAGCCATTAAAGTAGCAAATCCATCAAATTCACCAGCGTTAGCGTTAACACCAGACCAGATGTTGTTTTCTGTTTTTTCAGCAACTAATCCAGAAACGTGACCGATTAAGTAGTCACTGAATTTAGGAGGTAAGTTGTCAAAAGCAGAGTATCCCATAGATACAGCTTCCCAGTCACTTCTAAAGTCTTTCTTACAAAGCTCTAGGTTTACTTGGAATTCTTCTGGTTGTAGGATTCTTTCAGTTAATGTAATAGTTGCAGTATCAGTGAAATCACAAGTTGCGTCCTTGATTACGTTAGCATCAGTAGCAATTTTCTTGATTACTTCTTTGAACTTTACATTTGGTTTAATTTCAATACCACCTCTGTCAAGTGTAACACCTGATAATAAAGCAGCAGAAATGTACTTGCCTGCAAATTCGCCAGCATAAGTACTTGTAATTG